ACCGTCATGCCCAATGAGAGCAATGGCATCTGCTCACCTCCCCATCCGTGAGGAATAGAACATATGCGCGAGTGCGTGACTTCACAAGGCCGTAACCGTGTCGTACCCAAACGTCCGCTTCTGGCCCGTTGAGACCGTTTTGGGATGCGGCAAGATGCTCAACGTCCGCATCAAATCCGGGAGGGAAACATGAGCGACACGACGATTGCGGCTGAGATGGCGGCGGCGCGCCTGTCAAAACGCGCGACTTCCTTGGACGACACCGCCGCATTCGTGATCTTCATCGCGATCATCATGCTGCTCGGTGGCGTGATCAGCGGGTGGGCTGTCGCGGCGCACAAGGAGCAGACGTGTGCGGGTAGCGGCTTCTCCCAGGCGTGCACCGATGGCCATCCATGGATGGGCGTCGGGATCACGATCATTGCTTCGGGCGTCGTGACGTTTGCGCTCTGGCTTCTCCTCGCGCTCGCGGCGCGCGCCTACGCGGCAAAGCTCGACTATCAACTCGCCGTGGACGGCTGGAGCGATGAGGGCGACGACTAGCCCAGCGCCGCATCCACGGCCGCGGTGATCGCCTCAGCCGCGCCCCGGGGATGGCCGTATCGGTCGACGGTGGTCTGGATCGACTCGTGCCCTGCGCGCCGCTGGATTTCGGCGAGGTTGATCCCCGCGTCGATCAGCCAGGAGATGTGGGTGTGGCGTAGGTCGTGAATGCGGGGCCGTTTCTGCAGTGCGCCCGCGTGCTGGCACGGCTCGGGGCGTGGGATTTCCCGCTTGACCTTCCGCTTGTAGTTGGCCCGCCATGCTCGTTCCCACGCCGCGAAGTCGGCCATGAGCGCGGGGCGGCAGGTGTCGCAGCAGCGGGCCGCGAACACGGCCGGTGCCCATTGGCGTAGGTAGAAGTTGGCGTGTCTCACGGGCGACCCGTCGGGCAGGGTGAACAGCATCGCGGTCGGCAGCTTGCCCCTGACATAACGCTTCAACAGCGCGTCTTGTTTGGGCGAGAGGTCCAGGTCCCGGCGGGATCGGCGGGTCTTCGGTTCCCCCAGCTCCCAGGAGTTCTTCCGTCGTTTCCATGCTCGGCGGACGCGCAGGGTCGAGCCGTCCACGTCCCGGACTTGCAGGGCGGTGGCCTCGCCCCACCGCATTCCCGTCCCGACCAGCAGGGTGATCAGGTCGCGTGGCATGCCCTCCTCGAGCTGTGCGGCGAGCAGCGCGAACTCGGCGTGAGTGAGGAACACCATCTCGTCCCCGGTCGCCGGCGGGGCGTCCAGGGCACCCTTCGCGGGGTTGAAGTCGATCAGCCGATCCTTGCTCATCGCGTCGTCCAGGATGGAGGACAGGAAGGCGTGGACGTTCGCGATCGTCTTCGGTGCGCGGCCTTTGGCGCGCAGGGCGTCCGCGACGGCGATCACGTCGAAGCGGGTAACGGCGTTGAGGCGCTTGTGGCCGATGACGGGGTTGATGTGTAGCCGCAGCATCGTCTCGTATCCGTGCCGGGTGTGTTCGTCGGCCTTGGAGCGCGCGGCGAGGGTCTTGGCTGCGTAGTCCCTCAAGCGCGGGACCGTCTCGTCCTCGACGTCCCATCCGACGCCGGGGGTCCAGCCGCGTGGCCAGCGGTTGCGGCCCTTGCCGTCGACCTCGACGTGCCGCTTGAACTCCTCGGCGTCCGCGCGTGCCTTCCGTGTTCCGGTGCGGTCATCGCGTGCGGCGGAGAACGACTCGTACTGCTTGGCGCCGTCCTCGCGCCAGCAGACTCGGTAGGTGATGGAGAGGGGGAGTTCGCGGACCTCGATAGACGCCATGACTAGCCCTCCTGTACGCCGTTGACTTGTGTCCCCATTGGGGACAACTTAGCCGGTAGATACGTCGAATATAGAACGTACTCGGAGGCTACATGCCCCGTGTTTGCTGGCCCAGAGTACGTCCGTGTTCGATTCCACCGTACTCCATGCGCGGGTTCGAGCCCCGTCACTCACCCGACTCAGAGGCCCCGTGATCATTGGTCACGGGGCCTCTCACTATTTTCGCTGGGGACAGAATGGGGACAATGGTCCTCTCGCCCCGCGCACGTGCTCGGCCGCTACCGGTAAGAATGCCGAAAGCCGCCTCACCCACCGACCGGAGTCAGGGGTGAGGCGGGATCCGGCCCCGGCATCGAGCAGGGGGGCAGTATCGAGGAGCTGTCAGACCAGGGTGATCGTCGGTCCGGTCTCGACGTCGAGGACAGGGGCGTCCGCGATCCGCAGCAGGGGGCGCAGCGATCTGGTGACCGTGGCTTGCGTGTCCGCCGCGTCCATCCCCACCGCCGTGGCGTCGAAATCGGGGCCGGCGATCAGCCACGCCCACGTGCCATCCGATGCGGTGCCGTCGAGCCAGGTCGTCCCGGCGTCGAAGGATGCCTGCCACGTCCCAGCCAGGGTGGGGGTGGTGGTGATCGAGACCGAGTACCAGTCCCTCTCGGCGCGGTTGAGCCGCATCATGCCTCCTGGATGAGAGTGGTGCGGGAACGGTCGAGGACCGTGGCGGTCCGCGGGTCGGTGCCGTCCGAGCTGACCTGCTGGGAGTACGGCACGCCCTGCGTCATCGCCGGCAGCGATGACGGGCTGATCGTCGTGACCGGATTGGCCATCGGCTAGTCCAGGGTGATTGAGATCGCCCCGACCGCCACGGTCAGCTCATCACCCGACGCCACCGTCTTGGACGCTGTGAGCGCGGTCCAGTCCGTCAGTTGCGTCCCGGACGACGCGGCGGAGAAGACCGCGAAATGGCTGATCGTCCCCGAGCCCGAGGCGGCGGCCGTGGTGAGCGCGGTGTTGTTCGCCTTCACGGACGGTGTCGCGGCAGTCGCGGCGGCCCAGCCGGTCGCACCGATCGCGGTACGCGCCAGATGCGCCGACTCCGTCGAACCGTCCTCCGACCACGCGATGTAGTCCGTCCCACCACTGGTGGGGAACACAGCGTCGAGGGCGGTCTGCTGCGCCGCCTGCGAAAGTCCAGCCATGATGGTCAATCTCCTCAGTAGGTGAACAGGACGTTCCAGTCGGCCCGGTGAATGTGGCCGGTCTGCTTGCGGTGCTCGTACCGCTGCCACTTCTTGATGGCCTTGGCGGTGTGGTTGTCGTAGATCCCATCCGTGCGGACACGGATCTTGAGATGGATCTTGTTGTGCGTATCGAATGCGTTGATCCGCTTCTCTATCGCCTTCACGTCGGCGCGCTCAGACTTACTCGCGCCGCCCAGGCTGGCCTTCGGCCCAGTGATCTGGCCGTAGTAGTTGCTCTTGGCGTACTTGGGCCAGGTGCGGTGCAACGTCTTCTTGACCGCGGGCTTGGCCGGGGGCTTGGGGGCTGCCTTGCTCCACGCGCCCAGATGCGTCGCGTCCAGGACCTCGTCGTAGTCGACCGTCCCACCCGCCAAGCTGTGACCGTTGGAGTACTGCCGGAACACGGCGTACTCGCTGATCTTCCCGCCCGACCAGGCGTAGGTCTGCCAGCACCAGGTCTTCAGGGCCTGGCAGACGTCGTACTCGCCATACGCCCGCGCCGGGTAACCGGGGCACGCAGCGCCAGCTCCCGCGATGTATGCACGCACCGCCAGCATCTGGGACGACGTGACGTCGAAGTCGACCGAATAGTAGATCGGCAGACCCTTCGGCACACCGAGCGCCGTCACCGCCGCACACGCGGCGCGGCCGGCGGCCAGACCAGTGTCACCACCACCCAACGCGGCACCAGCGGACGCCTCGTAGTTCAACAGCACACTCACACCAGCGGCCTGCCATGCGATGGCCTCGTTTTTGCTGAGTGCCTTCCCGCTGCCGGTGAGGTAACGGGCGGCGACGGTGACCCCTACCGCCCGCGCCTTGGCTGGGGTGGGGCAGGCGAAGGAGCAGTCGATAGCGTGCGGCGGTGCGACCACGGTCAGTGGTGCAGCGAACGGTGTGGTTCTGGTGACGGCCAACCCGCCGACCGTCCCACCGGCAGCGACAGCGAGCGACACGACAGCCGACGCGATCTTGCGGGCCCGGGTCGCGGTCAACACCGCAATGACCCGTCTCACCCACGCGTACAGGCGCCTGATCATCTCCACCATCCGATCCAGAAGTGGCCCGTCAACCAGATGACGAGCAGGTCAATGAACGTCCATGCCGTCAACCACGTGATGAGAGACAGGACCCGCACCGCCGACCAGCCCGACACCGGGCCGGGGGCGACCTGCAGCAGCCGCCACACCTGCGCGCTGAGCGTGTCCTGCGGCCGGCCGTGAGCCAGCACCCAGAACTCGTAGACCAGAAAGAACGCGATCGCGGCAGCGACCAGCAACGCCACCGTGATGGCCCACCATCGCCACACCGTCGAGGAGAACCGCGATGGTTCAACTGACGTGGCGCCGGCGTACAGCCTCAGCATCGGCCCCATCACGAGGCCTTCCGGATTACCCAGAAATCGCTGCCGTACAGCGGCATGTAGTCGGCGGGGATCAGGCAGTAACCCGTGCGTCCCTGATAGACGAGGCCCCACGAGTTGCGGACCTTGACGTACAGCGTGTCGGGTTCGGCGTTCGGGTAGTCGCGCCACTCCCGGCCGAACCCGACACCGAAGATCGCCATGCAATGCCCACCGATCACCTGCTCGTCAGGGCCGGGCATCGGCACCACACCAGAAGCCAACGTCACCTGATCCTCGAACGAGGAGTAGAGGCTCACACCGATCACGACCGGGAACCCCTGCGACAGACACCCTTGGATCGCCCCGTGGTCGCAGCCGACACGGGCGTAGTCGAGACCGACGTTCGCCAACCCCGCCGCACGCACACTGTCGGGCGGCTGGACCGCGAACTGGCTGACGTCATACGGCCACAGGTCCTCCGGGGCGATGCCCTGCGTGGTGGCCTTGATCGCGTCGCGGATCATCCCGCCCGCATCCTGATCGACGGTGCCTTCCAGCACCCGGGTGTCGTAGTACAACTGCAGGCGACTGAGCATCGGGTCGTCCGCGCCCGACTTCGCAGCGGCGAACAGAAACGCGGCGAGGGTGCCATGCGCCGAACAACTGCCCAACTGCCCCTGATCCCAGATGGGTGGGGTCGCCGGGTCCGGTTCGAGGTCGATGAACTGGTACGGCGTTGGTGTGGCGGCGTGTAGCCGGTCACGATCATCCGGTACATCGGGGATCAGTCCGAGGCCGAAACCTCTTGGTGTCGTAGGCAATTCTTCCTCCGGGGACGACGAAGGCCCCCGCGCGGTTGCGGAGGCCTATTCGAAAGATCAGCTTGAGAGTGGGTGTCGAGTGGGGCTAATGCAGGCGGGATTCAGCCACCCCGGCCAGGCACTCGACCTGACGGCGCAACGCCCGCACCTCTACCGCCAGACGCCACTCCAACGCCGTCGGATACACCCCAGCCACAGGACGACCGGAGACGACCTGCTCGAGCAGACCGTCCGGGACGCGAGTGTCGGTCACCTACTTGCCCTCCTGCAGGTAGCGGACGATCGTCGCCAGCTCCGTCGTGGACTGCTTCAGCGCGTCGATCGCCTTGTCCTGCTGGCCCTTCTTCGACCACAGGTCGTCGATCGACTTGTCGTGCTGCCCGATCTTGGTGCCGATCGCGATCAGCGCCTCGTTCTGTTTGATCATCGCGGCGTCCTGCTTGTCGAGGCGGTGCTGCAACCGCTGCCAGCCGTAGCCGCCTGCAGCGAGGATCGCGGTCGTCGCGATCGGTAACTCAGCGATGAAGTACGCATTGCTCACCGCTCCTCCCTTCGGTCGTCAGCTCAGACTCGGGCTGGATCGCGATCGGGCCTGCCTGATGCCCTATCGATGATGATCACGCCGTCAGGCTCCACGACACGCCCGCGAAGTCCATCGTGTTCACGGACGTGGTGCTCCACGAGCCGGCGGCCATGCCCTTGAACAGCAGGCTCGTAGCGGTGCCGGTGCCCGCGTAGTTGCCGATCGCGGCCACAGCGACAGCACCGGACGCGTTCTGCAGGGTGAACACGGCGCGTAGCGGGACCTGGATAGCGTTCGGCACCGAAACGATGACCCCGTTCGCGGCGGGCGCCGTGCCGTACACGCCGCCACGCCAATACACCCGATCACCCTGCACGCGATAGGCGAGAGAGTTCGACGTCAGCCCGGACGCGATCGCCAGACCCGTCGAGATCCACCCGGTATCCGACGTGACGTCCACCCACGCCGAGCCGGAATAGATCTTGCAGGTGCCGTCGTCAGCATCGACCCACATCGTGCCCGCGACCGGTGAGGACGGCGCGCTTGAGCCGTAGTACGGGAGCGTCGCGTCCACGTCGTCGGCAAGGTTGCCGATCTGCGTGGGCCCGTCCGGCGCCTCGCTGATCAGCGGATAGCGCAGGGAGTGGATCGAGGTGGTTCCGGGCATTAGCTACTCCTTTGCCAGGTGATCTTGAGGGCACCAGCCGAACCCGAGGTGTCCAGGCCGGCCAGGACGAGCCCGGGGTTGTTGTGGATTCCGATCGAGCCGCCCGCATCAACGAGCGCCTGCGCGAACGTGATCGGGATGTCGAACCAGCCGGACTGACCCTCTTTAAGCGAGGCGTCATACGTGTTGCCGGTGTCGAAGGTCAGCGCTCCGCCAGGCCGCGTGTTGTTCGCGACCCTGATCAGGTGGACGGCCGCAGCGCCCGTGGTGGTGAGGTTGGCCATCAGGTTCAGCCAGATCTGCGCCCGCGTGACCGTCGCGCCGGCGAGAGACGCGCGGACTTTGCCGTTGTAGAACCAGGCGCCCGTGTACGGAGAGCTGGGCGCGATGGGCAGTGTGCCTTGCCGGACGTCGCCGCTGTACCACTTGCTGCCGAGGTAGTACGCCGAGGACGAGGCGGGGACCGTGATCGTCCCTGTGGTGATCGTCGGTGCCGGGGGCGGTGCGACGGCTTCCCCACCGCCGGGACTGCCGCCGTCTGTCGGCGTGCCGGTCTTCCCGTCCTTGCCGAGCACCCAGCCGGTCTGTGAGTCCAGCCAGAGGATCCGCACCACGTCGGCCACGGTCGGGGTGTAGGCAGCGTTCCACGGCAGGCTCAGCGAGCCGAGTGATGTGGAGACGGTGATCACCGATGAATTGGACGGGACCGCGGTGACCGTTCCTGAAGATGGCAGCACTTTCGTGACCGCTGGGCCGATGATGCGGTACGTGCCGCCCTGCGCGGTGATCGTCACCTGATCACCTACGCGCACGGGTGCGCTGAGCATGATCAGGCCAGTGAGGATGGCGCCAGCTACGTTCACGGTCACGTTCCCCGATGAGTCGATTGCGGTGACGGTGCCGGACAAGGTCCGGCCAGCGCCCGAACGAACGGCGCGATCGGCGCGCGCGATGACCTGTGCGGCGAGGGATCCGCTGTCTCTCACAGCGAACTCCGGGGAACGGCAAGATCGACCTGCATCGTGGTGGCCCCGACCGTTGCGGTGATCTTCTGCACCCAGCCCGTCAGGCGGGTGATCTGGTAGGTGCCGTCCCCAGCGGGGATGGTCACGGCCATCACGTCCAGCGTCTCCAAGGCATGGTTGGCCGGGACGGTGATCGGGACGATCGCGACCCGATTGGCCCTTAGGTTCGCCAGGTACGTGGCGGCGTCGGCAGTGGCCTGTGCAGCGGTGGCGATCAGCGGGGAGTCGTGCTCCTCTACGACCTGCCCGTAGGGGCCGCCGTAGGCGAACGGCCCTTCAGTCTCGGTGGCCCAGCCGATCAGCTGAGTCCCGTCAGCAGCGGTGCCGATCGAGCGGACCGCGTTCGCGCCGATCTGGGCGCGGTCCCACTGTCGGGAGAACTGCTGCAACAGCGGCACCGAGACGGCATCTGCGGCGACTGTCACCTCCCAATCAGGGGTGGACAGGTCAGTGACGGCCTTCGGGACCAGCGACAGCGCGCCGTCCATGTTGATGCGGGCGGTCATGTTCAGTAGGTCGGCCAGGGTCTGGATCGCCGAACCACGGTCGGTGGTGTAGTCCCAGACGGTGGATTGCGGGATCGCCTTGTCGGTGATGCCCGACAGGTCCGAGATTGTGACCCCGGTGTGCTGGGCTAGGCGGGTGATCTCCGCGATCACCGAGGTCAGCGAGGGCGGCTGCTCCGGAGCCAAGAACTGGTCCTCTGAGAGCGCGGCCCACGCGTCCTGTGCCTGCCCGATGCTCAATGTCACGCCGCGGGGTGCGACCTGCACCGGGTCGGTTGGATTCTTGCGGTACTGCTGCCAGTACTCCTTGGTCTGCCCGGAAACGATCCGTAGCCAGCCACACGACAGCAGCTCGGCTGGGCCGTTGGGGATCTGCATCCCCATCCGCACATGCAACTGTGCGGTGACGCCGAGCGGCCCCAGCCCGAGGGCGTCGGGGATCAGGGAGTCGTCGTCGGTGGCGAAGGTGAATGACCCGGAAGTGTGCACCGCCGAGGTGGAGTCCATCGTGACCGAGCCCGAGACCACGGGCATCTTATCGGCGACCAACTGCCCGTTGACCCACGCGTCGACCTGCGCGAGCGGGGTGAACGATCCGAGCATCGCCGAGGCGTAGTCGGCCGAGTGGTCCAGCATCGCCTCAGCCCTTCAACACGTCGCGCCATGTGGCGTACAGCCCGAGCAGGCCGCCCCAGGTGGACGCCTCGTTCAGTACGTCCTGCCAGGTGCGGACCGGAATGAGAGTGGCGATCGACGGACCGCGGACCTGCGTGCCGGTGAGGGTCCAGCGCACCCGACCGTCGTCGAACACTGTCGGAACAGCGGAGTCGATCTGCAAGTACATGACCGGATCCAGTAGCGGCACATCAGCCGGGACGCGCAGGCACATCAGCATCGCCTGCTGCACGACGTGGAACACCGTGTTCGCGGCGTCAACTGTCCGGCAGAACAACACGATCGGGACGCTGGACGGAGCCTGACGGATGTTCGACTGGCCCATCGGAAGGCGGGAGCCGATCACCTCGATCGTGGATGCTGTGGTCAGCAGCCCGAACCCGGACAGCGATCCCGACTCCATGACCACTGGTCCTGATCCGTCGCGGTTCCACGCCATCGACGTGCCGGGGTCCAGCGGGTCCGATGCCCACGCCTCGGTCACGTCCAGCGTCAACGGGTCGGAGTAGTCGGTGAGCGAGTCGACCACGGCACCGGTGTCGTCGTAGGACTCGAACTGGTACTTCACGGCGATTCCGAACGGGGCCTCGAAGTCGGTGATCGTGAAGCCGCCCGCCGCTGGGGCGTTGACAGCGGAGCGGACCGGTTCGCGGGTGCCGTCGTAGGCTCGCCACAGGGTGTAGTTGGTGGCGTCCACGTCGGTGGTGCCGTCGATCACGATCCGCGGGCACGGACCGGCGTCGGTGAACGCCGTGGTGGTGGGGGCGGTCATGCGTTGGCCAGCCCGTAGACCTGGGCGGAGATCCGGCCGTCTGCGACGTCGGACACCTGCGCAAGCAGATACTCACCGGTGAACGGGTTCTGCACATACACCGCCGGGGCACCAGTCTGCCCGGCAGCCGGTGCGGCAGATGGCGCGGCGAAGTGGGAGATCTTCGCCTGCGTGTTCTCGACCATCGCCGCCGTGACCAGGCTCGCCGCGTCCCGTACCGTCCGCTTCTCACCGAGCAGACCAGCACCGATCGACCCGCCGAAGTTCGACCCGAGATTGATTCCCACCTTCGACGGGGACGCGATACCGAGTTCCTTCTTGAACGTGGCCACCATCGAATCGGTCAGGGTGATGACACCCTTGTTGACCAGCTTCTGCTGCGACGTGATCCCGTCCAAGATCCCCTGCGCGAACGACACCCCGGAGGCCACGCCCTGCGGGTTGAGACTGTTCGTCAACGACGTGCCGAGGCTGGTGCCGAGAGAGTTGATCGTGTTCTGGTTCGACGCCAGGTGCTTGATCTGCGCAGGGGTCGCCTTCATCAACTCCTTCACGACTGGCAGCGCGGATGGGCCGGCCGCCGCGAGTTGCCCGAGGGTTGTAGCGTCCAGGCCTTCCTTGGCGAGCTGCGTCAGATCGTTGGAGAACGTCCGGGCGTTGGCGACGGCCTGGTCCGAGCCGTTGAGGATGTCGGCCAGATTGGATGTGGTCGCCGTCCCGGACGAGTACGACCCCGCCGCAGCGTTCCCGGTCCGCGTGACCACGTCCTGCGTCGTCGCATAGGATGTGACGTCGAACGAGGACTGAATCCCCGACGCGTACTGCGACACCATCTGGTTGAACGCGTCCTGCGCGGACTGAAGCTGTTGCTTCGCGGTCGCCGCGAGGTCCGCGAGTTCGTTCTTGAGCGCCGTCTTGCGGGCGTCGTTCAACTGGGCGGTGAGCTTCGCCAGATCCTTCCGGTCAGCCTGCGCCATCTTCTTCGTCAAGCCATGCTTGGCCAGGTCATCGGAGACCTCCTGACGCTTCTTGGAGATCTGATTGAAGATCGTCGCGTAGTTCTTCTGGATCGCGTCCGTGCCGAGCGTGTCAGCCGTGATCTGCTTCGTCGGCAACGTCCCGATCTGGCTGAACGAGTCCTGCAATGACGACTGGAGCGTCTTCTGCGCATTCTTGTTCAGCTTCTTCAGGTCCGCGAGGAACTTCTTCTTATCCTTCGGGTCCAGTTTCGGGTCGGCCTTGATCTCGATCTTCTCGTTCTTGATCTTATTCGCCAGCGCGCTGTACCCGGCCAACGTCGTCGCGGCGTCGGCGTTCAGTTTGCCGATCTGCTTGGCGATCTTCGCCGCTTCCTTCTCCGCCGGGGTCTTCGCCGTACTAGCCGCCGCAGGGGCCGACCCGTTGACAACCGACTTGTAGGCGGGAGCGTCAAAGACCGGAGTGTTCTTGATCTGGTTCAGCAGCTTCGACTCACGCGCGATGTAGTCGTTGATCGCTCCGGCTTCAAGGGATGACTTCGCGTCCCCGAGCTGCTTCGTCGCCTTGATGATGTTGCCGAGAATCGTCAGACGCTCAGCTTCCTTCTCCGCGTTCGACGTGAACGTGAGTTCGATGTTCTTCGGCAGCCCGAGCAACTGCTGCGCCAGCGCTACCGCCTGGGAGCGGGTGTCACCCATCTGCTCTGCGGCATAGATGAACGCACCGGAAGCCTGCTGAATGTTCGTTGTGGACGCCCGCGCAGCATCCGGAAGTTGTGCCCACGCCGCAGCGAACTGCGCTAGCTGTCCGTCAGCATCGGCCGCGTCACGGGTTGTGGATTGGAACGCGCCCTTGGCGTTCTTCGCATAGTCCAGCAGCGAACCAGCAGCATCCGTGAAGTCGGCGAGGCCCTTGATCTTGTCAAGCCGAGAGGCAAAATCTGCTAGCTGCCCTGACGACTCGCCCTGCGCTGACCCGTACACGGTTGCGGCGTCGGACGCCTGCTGCCAGAAGTCGACCATCTTCTGAATGCCGGACGCGTACCCACTCCATTCGCCGGGGTCGCGCTTCACGTTGGCCTGAATGTCGGCGAGCTGCTGCTTCGCCAGCGCCAACTGCTTCGCGGCGTTCTTCCCACCGGACTCCATATCCGTCAGGAACGACTTCACGTCGGTATCAGGAAGTTGGAAGTCGCCGCCGAGGCTCAGACTCTGCCGTAGATCCGCAAGCTGCTTCGCGAGATCAGCAAACTGAGAGGCGGCCTGCCGCTGCTCCAAAGTCCCCAGAGTGTCGATGACGTGCTGGATGCTGTCAGCGGTGGCCTTCATCGCGGGGGGTGCCTGCCGGCCGATATCGCTCAGGCCCTTCGCGAGTCCCGCCAGTCCACCGATGACCGCCCCGCCCGTGCCGAGCGATGAACCAACCAAGGCACCGGTGGCGGCGAGGTTCGCCACATGCCCAGCGGCAGAGTTAGACGCTCCGGATAGGGCGGTGATCGCGAGTGTCGCCCCGCCGATCGCGGTAGCGGCACCGCGGAAAGTAGTCAGTTTCCCGGCGGCAAACCCCAGCGCCTCAGTCTTCGTCGCTGCGCCCGTGGCCTGTGCCTGCCAAGCGAACATGGCCGTCTTCGCGATCTCAAGTTCCTTGACCCACCCGACGATCTTCGCGGTGCCCCACGCGAGCCCGACGGCGAGCAGCGCGTCGTGGATGTCCCACAGGAACTTCCCGAACCCGACACCAGCCTTCACGGCGATGGTGAAGTCGTCGCCGAACTCCTTGAGTGCGCCCTTGCCGGATGGGGAGTTCAGCCAGCCCATGAAGTCCTGCGCCGCGTCCTTCAGGGAGTTGAACGCGCCCACCCCGTCAGCGCCGAGGTCCTGCTGCAACGTGTCCTTGATGTTGGACAGGGTGCCGAGAAGCGTCTTCGACTGCGCGTCCATCGCCCCGCCGAACAACTTCTCGAAGCCGTCCAGCAGATCCTGAGCAGCTTCGGTGCCGGGGATCAGCCCAGCGGTGGTCATGTCCTGCACTTGCTGCTTGGACACGCCGATCTTGTTGGCGAGGATTCCCCACGCGTTGATCCCGACATCGGTCAACTGCCGCATGTCCTGCGTCATCAGATGACTTGAGTTGCGGATCTGTCCGATGGCGTAGGTGACCCGGTCCAGCCCATCCGCACCAGCACCCAACGCAGAGACGGCGTCACCAACGTCAGTCAGGGTGGGGATCAGGGACTGCGCATCGAACCCCATCGCCAGCAGCCGCTGGGAGTACTTCGTGACGTCCTCGAAGTTGAACGGGGTCTCGCGCGCGAACTTCTCCAACGTCGCGATCTGATCCGTGGCAGCGCTTGAGGATCCGAGCAGGGTTGTGAACGCCGTGTGCGTCTGCTCCAGGCGCCCGTTGAAGCCGACGATCGCATCTGCGGCGGCACCGAACACCTGCTTCAACCCGCCGATCGCCGCATACGCGCCGCCGTACACGAACACGTTCTTCAGCGCAGAGTTGATCTTCTCCGACGCGGCGCTAGAGAACTGGTTCCCGTAAGCCTCGCCCTGCGACTTACCAGCCGACCGCATCACCATCGCCGAACCGTTGATCGCCTGCTGCGTCGCCTGCGTCAGGTTCTTGAACTGGGCGGTGATCGCTACATGCGCCGACGCGATCTCAGGACCGGTACCAGTGTTGGCCATTTACCGCTCCCTTCTACGTCGCTTCGGCGGTTGTTTCAGCACCGCATCCCAATGGGCCTTCATCTGCTCCACCGACAGCACAGGCACCGTTCGAGTAGCCGGTTCAGGGGTGAACGAGGTCGGGATCTTCGACGCCAGGCTTCGGCCGTCGACCCGGTAGCTGGGCAGGCCGCGACGGATGCCGCCGAGGATCAGGTCCGCGATCCGGCCTTCCATCGACAGCGGATAAGGCTCACGGTTGATCGAGGCGTACAGCCACGAACCGGGGTCGGCGGCGATCAGCCGCAACAACCCGGCCGCCTCATCAGCGCCGATCAGCTTTCCGATGGAGTCGAGTCCTCCGAGGCGGGGGAATCGGTGTCGCCATTCGTAGGCTGCGGCTCGACGGTGGTCGTGGACGATTCCGTCGAGCCAGAAGATTCCCCCGTGGGGTTCACGTCTTCCGGCTTCGCCCCGGCGGCTTCGATCCACGGGTTCAGCACGGCGAACAGATCCGATAGAAGTTCGTTGTCCTTCGTCAGGTCCATCAAGACCTTGGCGGCTGCGGCGTACTTCCCCGACAGTTCGAGGTCCCCGGCTTCCACGGCCTCATTCGTGGCGTCGTCGATGATGCGTCCGGCGGCGGCGATCAGATCCCCGGCCCGGTACTGCAACTCGCGGGCACGTAGCTCCTTGTCGGCGTCGCGCCGCCCCAACTCGCGGGTCAGCTCGGCGCGCAACTCACCCACTTCCACCCACGACAGGATCGTGGGAACGACCTTGTCCGGGTCGAAGTCAGGCAGGGTGTATTCGATGTCGTCATGCGTGAACGTGAACACTGGTTCTCCTCGGATGGGATTGATGGGTGTGATGGGTTGGCCCTCCCACCGCGCCACCCATCAGGACGCGGCGGGAGGGAGCACTCAGGCCGAGCCGGCGTCAGGGATGAGGAGCTTCGCCTTCCAACCCAGAGTCGGGTCGACGTCGCCGGACACCTGGAACGGGGCCTGCAACACCGCGCCGGTACCGGACGTCTGGTGGGCCATGTCGCCGTTGAGGGCGATCACCGCATAGGGGAACTGCCAGCCGACCTTGTCGCCAGCCTCGTCCTCAGCGACGAGCACGAACGAGTCGTGCGGCGGCACCGCGCCGGTCACGTACAGGCCGGTGTCCAGGACGTAGTCCCAGAACCCGTCGTCCAGCACGTGCAGGTTCGCCCCGGAGATCGTCGCCGCATCATCCGAGGGGGTGTAGATCCGCGTGAACTCCTTGTTGCCGATCGTTGACCGGACCGGCGTCGAGGACGGGGCCGCGCCCACGTTCACGTTGAAACCGGAATCGGCCGGCGCGACCGCAAGCAGGGCATAACCCTTGGTGCTGGTCAGGCTCGGCAGATCGGTGTAGTCGAGTTCGGTGGAGTCCTGCGACTTCGCGAACACCGCGACGTTCTTGATCGTGAACCCGAGCAGCGGGTCCTGTTCGAAGGTCAAAGGCATGACCGTTTCCTTTCGGTGGGGAAATGACGAAAGCCCCCGAACCGGAGTGGTTGAGGGCTGAAATCCCCACCCGTGGTGGGGGACTTTGGTTACTGGCCGCGAACGACGAACTGTGCGGAGACGATCCGCATGGGCCGCGAGGACGCGTCGAAGCTGATGGTGGGGCCGTTCACGTCCGATAGGGCTTCGACCGTGCGACCGGCGAGGCGCTTCTGGGTGAGGCCGTTCAGCAGCAGGAACGCGACCTTCTCGACCTCAAGCCCATAGGCCTCTTCCGTCGCCGCTGTAGCGGTCCGGCCGTACAGCTCGAAAACGACGAGGCCGTGCTTCGTCAACGACAGGTCAGAGGTGAAGGTGGGGACGATGCGGATGGTGCGATCGGCGATGGTGCCGTAAGACCGGATCACCGACCACGGAGCGATCAGCGACGCATCCGTACCGGTGAGCGTGGTCTTCCAGTCGTCGATGTTCAGCTTCAGGTCCCACTGGAACGAGTCGGGGAAGATCACTTCCCACCGCCGAAGTGCTTCACGGCATCGATACCGGAGTTCGGCGTGCCGGCGACGTACCCGTCGCCCTTGTCGTTCTTCCACGCCCGCCCGGTGAACACGACCGCAGAGACGGGAATCGGCGCCTTCTTCGACCCGACGAACACGTCTTCTTGCGTGCCGACGTCCTCCACCGACACAGACGTGGCAGCGAGGTTGCCTTGCTGCAACGACTGACCCACGGCGGCGACCTTCTGCGCCGCCTCGTGGACTGCTTGCCGCGCGCCGGCCGAGTTGACCAGCTCTCGAAGTCCGGCCGTGTTCCAGTTGATGTCAGCCATCGACTCGCCTTACGGGAACTTCCAGCCCGCCGAACGCACCGTCAGTCCACGGTGCGGGCGCGCCGTCCGTGGTGAACAGAGCCGGGTCGCTCGGGTTGAAACTCGGACTGGCCGGGTTGGTCACGAACGCCGTCACACCGCCGGGACCGCAGTAGGCGAGTAGGTCTCCCTCGATCACGTCGGGGAAGTCGGTACCGAGCCGCAGCAGGCGCGGGCGGGCCACCGAAGCGAGCCGGTCCCCGTCGATCGTCAGGGCGGAGGTCTGCCAATCCAGCAGCCATCCCTGCGACGTCTCGACGCTCCAGGTCGAGGTGATATCGCCCGTCGCGGGATCGGTGATGGTCGTGGAACGCAGGCGGTGGACGGGGAACATCAGAACGTCTCCCGCAACGGGATACCGGCGATGTCCGCCCCGCAGTCGCAGTACGCGCCGCCATAGATCAAGTTCCCTCGGCTATCGACGTAGCGCAGGCTGGAGCAGGCGATGTCATGCCGCGTGCTCACGGTGGGCACGGTGTCGAGCGCGAACGCGCCGCCCTCATCGGGACTACGGCAGATCTTCTGCAAACGCTCAATCTCGGTAGGCCACAGCTTGTACCCGGCTGTGGCGACGGGGTTCGCGGCTCCCTCTTGGAACGGTCCCACCGTCACCGAGCGGGCGGTGACGCCGTCCTGTGACCAGCGCTTGAGCACGGAGAACAGCAGCAGCCTCGCCGATGCCAACTGATCATCGGTCGGTCCCCCGCTACTTGTGGTGATCAGGCAGGGGGCGGCGCGGCGGGCGTCGGCATTCAGGCCGTCGACTATCAGCGGGAACTCCTCACCGAACTGGTCGGCGATGTCGCTGGGGACGTCCTCCATTCCGAGGATGTCATCCATTGCGCCTCCGTGTGGTTCCGTAGGTGCCGCACGCACCCCAAAGTGCGTGCGGCACCCGTGGGTTAGGCGCTGGTCTCGCCCGTGATCAGTGCGAAGGCGTCGATGTCGGCAACGCCCCAGCCGTAGACGATCTCGACGCGGAACGCGACCTGGTTGTTGCGCTTGAGGTCACCGTTGCCGTCCGGGTCGCCGAACTGGATCAGCTCGAGACCCATCTGGCGCTGGATGCCCCACCGGCACAAGTCCCAGTCGCCGACGATCGCCTGGATGTCCGAGCCACCGGGGATGACGCCCTTGGCCCCGACCGTGGTGGACAGGGCCGCAGTGAGGCTCTGGAATGTGGACGTGCCAGCCGTGGTGATCTCGTACTCCGGGTACAGCTTCTGCTCGGAGTTCGTACCGCGGGTCGTGACGATCTTCGCCGCGAACGTGGTGTCGAGCGCGATGCCGTTGGGCACGTAGCCCTTCGCCAGGATGTCCGCAATCGCCGTGTCGGTGTACGTGTGCGGCTTGCTCGCGCCCGAGGCCACGAGGTTGGTCGACTGGTCGATGTACGAGACGATCGCGGAGTCGTGTGCACCCGTGGCCGGGTTGACACCGTGGATACCGACGAAGTCCAGGGCACGGGCCAGAGCCGGCGTCATCTGGTCCAGACACTGCTCGAGGACCGTCATCTGGTGGTCCGCGTCGGCCCACAGGATCTCATCCGTCCACCGGATGGTCTTCTGGAGCTTGTGCGGCTTCGTGGTGAAGCTCTTCGCCGTCATCACCGAGGACGACTTGTTCGCGCCCTCACTGACCAGCTCGGCCTCGCCGATGTCGAACGTGAACGACTCGCCCTGACCGAACAGCATCGGCTCCGCCGAGCTGAGGGCGGCAATGACCGAACCGCCCTTGATCTTGTCCTTCATCTTGTCGAGGCGCTGCTTGGGGATGGTGACCCCGAGGTTGCCCACCGAGGTGGTGGAGAAAACGGCCATGACCGTCGTCCTTTCGTGTGGTTAGTCCCGCCCGAATAGCTGGGCCGTGAATTCGGCCATCTCGTTCTCCGGGGGTGCAGTGGAGGTCCTGCCTTCACTCGGGACTCGGTTGCCGCCGGTCTTTGTCGCGGCGGTAGCCAGACGCGCGGCGAGTGCCTTCTGCGTCTGTTCGTCCGGCTGTGCGGCGACGAGCGCGGCGTCCTCGACAGACAGCTTGTGCTCGGCTGCGATGGTCATTGCGCGGGCCTGCGCCAGCGCCTTGGCCGTCTCAGCCTGTGCGGCGACGAGCGCGTCCTGAGTCTTCTGAAGCTCGGACTTGTTCGCCTCGGTCTGCTTGTCGAGTTCCGCGGCCTTCGCCTTGAGGTCGCCGTAATCGGCGTACTTGCTGCGGAATGAGGTCTCGATCTCCGACCGGAGCGCCTTCACTTCATCAGCGGTGTACGTCTTCTTGCTGTCGCCCCCAGTGGCGGTGGTTTCCTGGGTGGTGGTGGCCTCTTCAGCCATGAGTTGCTACCTCCGTTTGACCAGCGTTCAGACCCGCTGTCGGTCGATCCCGGACGGAGTTCCGGGAAGTTCTATGCGGCGAGGACGCCGATCGCGCCGCCGCGGTCCATGAAGATCGCCGCGTCCTGCGCGTAGGCCGCGAGGGGGCCTTTCACGTTGCTCAGCTCAGTGACGGACAGCCGCCGGACCTTGCCCTGCACGTCCCACGCGGGACGTGCTTCGCACCGGCAGACACCGCCGCCGTGACCCTTGCGGGGAGTGTGGGCGCGGAAGTTCGCGGTCTGCTCGGAGCGGTACAGGATGCCGTGCGCGGCGCGGGAGGCGAGCATCAGGCAGAAGTCACACGCACCGGGTTCGGCGATGCGGACCCAACCGAGCGACCGCTTATCGTGCAGGCTGTTAGAGGTCGTGGTGGCGTTGAACGCCTCCATCACCCGCAGCTCGGAACCGGACTGGATCATGCCGCGCATCCACGATGCGACGTCATCGACGGTGGTCTGCTGCACGTGGTTCCAGCGGGCGGTGGCGTGGAACTCGGACGGCTTCAACCCTGCCGGCGACTTGCCTGCCCGTGCGGTCTGCTTCTCGGTGAGGTTGACGGCTGACTTCTGGTCGACGTTGGCGATCAGGTAGCCGACGAACGAATCGGTCGTCATATACCGCTTGACGACGGAAGGCACGAACCCATCGTCACCGACTGCGGCGAGGCGTCTGGTTGCGTAGTTCTCGGCCGCGAGTCCCCCTGCCCAGTCGTGGTACTGCTCGAACCTGGGGTCCAGCACTTGATCGGCCCACGCGAATAGGGCATCTCGCGCCGCCGAGTCGGGTTCGTTCGCGAACACCCACGGCCCGGCACCCTTGCCCAGCCGCTTGTAACCCCACGTCGCCAGCAGCAGCGGGGCGATCAGCTTCCCGTCCTTGTTGATCAGATCCGTGATGTCAGCCGACGTGAGGTCGACGAGCTTCAACGGGTCAGGAAGCGGTGCCATTGGCCGGTGCTTCCGGTGCGGCGAGGCGTGCGATCTGCTCCGCGATCGACGTGACCGCGCGCTGCGACTTCATCTCGCTCATCGCCAGCTTGACGTCCTGCGGCGACAGACCGAGCATCTTCAACCCGACCTCGGTGTTCGCCAGCGCAGGGGCTGAGGCGATGATCTTCTGTCCGGCGTCTGCCTGCGCCGCGCGGGAGGTGTAGCGGGGGTCGCGCCAGTCCGGCTGAATGCCTTTCCACTGCGTCCACGCCTCGGCGAAGGAGACGTTGTTCTTGATCGCCAATGCTCGGACGACGGCCCGCTTGATGTCCGGCCCCCACCCGTCCGTGGCGATCTCCGCGACACCGATCAGCTCATGCTGCGACGCGTCGTAGGAGTCTGCGGACGTCGGGTTCGCGTAGTCGGTGATCGCCACCGACGTGTGCGGTAGGGATGCTTCGTTCGCGAAGAGCTTCGCTAGCAGGTTCAGGTCGGCCAGATGCGGTGCCGGGTCTTCAGCGGGGAAATGCTTGATGTCCGCTCGCTCGGAGCCCTCAGGGGCGTCTACGTCGTCGGGGATTCCCTTGATGCGGCCCAGGCGCACTGAGACGATGTCCCTCAGGGTGCCGTCCGCGTTCTTGAACACCGTCTCGTCGGCACCGAGCAGCCAGAACTCCGGCTGCGAGTACACGTCCATGTGGCCTTCGAGCCGGATCAGCGCGCGCGTCGCAGCGTCCTGAAGACCCATGACGGGTCGGGTGATCCGGGATGTCCCGAACGGGCGGGACGGGGTCGGCTTGTACGCCATCCGCTCCACAGGGACTCCGAGGCGGTGCTCCTGCGGCGTCCACGCCCACTTGCGGCCCTTCGGCTTCTGCGCCATGTAGGTGATGTTGTCGGCGTAGTAAGCGAACTGGCTGATGTTGCCCTCATCATCGAACGCCGTGACGGACAGCAGGTCGTCCATCGCCCGCTTGCGGGTGTTCCACGTGCCCGAGGCGTGCAGTGCGTCCTTGACGTGGATCAACGCGTCGGGTTCGCCGGTCTCGCCCTGGTGGGTGATCAGAAATGCGGGGCCGATGGACAGGTTTGCGGTGATCGCCAGGTCGATCTCAGCGCCGAGGCGGTTGTCCTCCCAGATCTCGCCCATGCCGAGCGAGTCGAGATCACCATCGGCCCATGTGAAGCCGTCGAGGTTGGTGCGGTTGGCTAGCTGATCCACCGCCTTGCTGGCCCAGCCGAGGCACAACCCGAGGTTGTAGTACTGCTGCGGGATGATGCCCGACGCGACCTTCGGCAGCAGCCGCTTTGAGTCGTAGTACGACAGCCGCAGACGGTTCCGCCGCTTCCGGGCGTCCAACGCTTCGGCGTGGGCGTTGATCGCATCCTGGACGTCGTCGGGAGCGCCGGGAAGGCGGATCTTGACTACAGCCACTAGACCGCCCTCCCTCTCCTGTTGCCGACCGTGCGTCCTTGCCCCTTGTATGGGGATTGCTTCTTGCTCCTCGCCGCGCTCAGCGCCGCCGTGCACGCCAGTAGCGGCTTGAGATCCACTCCGGGCCACTTGCGCTCGAAGAACCAGCCGCCGGACTTTCGGTCTAGCCGTGACGCACCCCGGACGGCGTCTGCGAGCGCCTGCGAGCCGTTGTGAGTCACGCGTGACTCGTCGACCATCGCCGCTAGCGACGCGTTCGCCGCTGTCGCCTCGGTGACGACGTGCGGTGAGGCGTTCACGCCGCGTAGCTTCAACGTCTTGCCGACCGCCGCCGCAGCGCCCTGTGAGTCATGCTTGACCGGAACCTTTCGGCCGAACGCCGCCAACACGTAGCCGACTGTGTCCGACTCGAACGGGGAGGCGAACACTTCCTCGACGTGCGCCCCAGCGTCGGTGAGCCAGCACGCCGCCACCGAATAGCCGTCGAGGTCGGCGTTGATGCCGACACCGTCCGGCATGACGTCGTCCTGCTCGCCGACCAGTCGTTCCCACGCGAAGAAGTCGATCGCCGTGGTCGAGGTCTTGATCTCATCCCAGATGCCGTACACCTCGCGGCGCACATCGTCGGGATGGAGGTTCGCGACCAGTCGCTTGATCGCGGACTTGTTCGTCCGGTGCGGGAACGATGGGTTGCATGTCTCGACGTAGGTCCAGAACTCCGAAGAGTCCAGCTTTGCCGGGATCTTCTCCCGGTCGCCCGAGACCTCGACGTAGACGCCCTCGAACTTCTCGTTCTTCGACGGGTTGTCGTCGATCGACTTCAGCGCCGCTGTCTTACGCCGTAGGAACGCGTCAGCCCTGCCAGCCTCAACATCAACCGGCCGCGGCGGGGTTCCAATCAAGATCGCCAACCCGATATCGGAGACGTTCATCGCGGCGAGCATGTCGGCCAGCGCCGTCTCGTTGAGGATCTGCGCCTCGTCGTACACCTGGACGTCGATCTCGCTCATACCGCGGCCGAAACCGGTCGAGCGGGCACCGAACAGGATGCGCGAGCCGTTCGCGAAGTAGATCCCGCGACCGTCATCCGACCTGACGACCGGGAACTGCTTGCGCATGTGCTGCGCGATGGCCGGGCGAGCCACCAGCCCGGCCATCTTTTCGAGCGTCTCCGCCGTCGTCCGGTCATGATGCGATGTCCACACTGCCGTCATCCCAGGACGGGACAGGCACATGCAGATCAATCCGACGCCGATGCCGAACGTCTTGCCGACCTGACGCGGGATCGAGGCCGTCATGCCGTACACGTCGCAGGCGAGCGTCAGATCATCGCGAACACCGAGCCCGAGCGTCCATAGGTCGACTTGCCAGCCGTCGAGCATCACGCCCAAGTCGGGAAGCTGGGAGGCGATCAGTGCGTCATACAGCGTCCCGGTGATGTCGTCAGGAAAGGCGACATGCGTAGCAACCTCGACGAGTGGGCGATCAGCCCGACTTCTTGAACCGCTCGGCATTGAACGGTACGACGTTGCTGGTGCTCGCGGCCGAAGCTGCCTTCTGCTTCGCCTCCCGCAGCGCCTTCACCTCGTCGCGAAGCTTCGTCAGCTCGATCGAAAGAGCCTTCTTCTTCGTCCCATCCCACTCGGCTACGAAAAGCGACGTCACGGCCGCAAGTTGCAGCTCCGTCGCGCGAAGCCAGTCCGATGCGTCGAGCGCTTCCTGTAGATCAGACATCCCAACCTCCCAGAACCCAGCGAGAAACCCGCGCTGGTGCGGTAAGACGGGGACGGGAGTGTCCCCTAGACGCGCCCGAAGGTGCGCCAAGACTTGAACTGCCGCCCCTTCACCGAACCATCGCCGGCCGACTTCGCCCGATTGCACTGCCAACAGGCGTGCTGAAGGTTCTCCGGGTCATCAGTGCCGCCATTGGCGGTCGCGACGATGTGATCAGCCGTGAACGACCTTGGGTGCGGAGCCCGCGCCGAATAGTCAATCGTGCCGTGAACCGCACGACAGTCATCCGTGATCTGCAAAGCACATGGAGCGTCAGGATCACGCCTCCGCAGAGCCTTCCGAGCGGACGCAGCAGCCGCAGACGATGCGAACGGCACTCAGCCCCCCCGTCCCAAAAATCGCGCCACACACACACCGCCTATGTGCGTGAGGGGCCGTGATCAGGCCGAGGCGGGGTGCTCCCCCACCCCTGCGAAGCTCCAGGCGCGGCGTGACGTCGTGAGGCTCGTGCCGTTGACGCTGGGCGCGTCGCGGTGGTCTACGAGCGGCGGCCAGGCGTAGCTGAGGCGTCCGTTGCGGCCGTGCCAGCGTCCGATGAGGCGGTCTGCCCATCTGCAGTGGAGTGGCGCTGTCTCGAGGCTGGGCAGGACGTTCGGGATGTCGATCCGCGGGATGAGGTAGCCGACTGCCCAGTGCAGTTGCCGTGTGGCCAGCTCGAGGAACGGTCCGCGTGATGCTGTGATAGCTGTGGGTATGCGGCGCTGCACCGTCTGGTTGTCACCGGCTCCGACGTATAGGCCGATGAGGTGGTCGGGGCGCAGGCTCACGAGCTCGGCTATGCGTGTGGTGAATCGGTCGCAGAGGATGGCGTCGTCTTCGAGTATGCAGATGTGACTAGCGTCGGAGGTTAGGCCGATGGTGAGTGCGGCGTGGTGTCCGTAGGCCGCGCCTCTGTGTGCGGTGTCGAGTGAGATGACGCCGGCCGTGAGTTCGGCGAGCTGTTGAGCCCACGCGATGCGGTCGGACACGGTGACTATGACGGTCGAGATCGAAGGGGACATACTTGGTCCATGCCTCACAGTCCTGCTGAACGTGCTGCGCTGATCAAGGCGCAGAACGATCTCATCGCCGAGCAAACAGCTCGGTTCGCCAGTCAAAGCGATGCCAATGCGAGCCGGCGTCCGGCTGGCCCGGCTGCGATCGTCTGTCCGCACTGCCAGACACTCGGGTCGGTTACCACTCGGGTCGTGAAGCGCAAGAGCGGCGTATCCGGCGGTAAGGCGACCGGCGCGGTTCTCACTGCTGGCTGGTCCCTGTTAGCGACTGGCCTGTCTCGCAAGGAGAAGGTCACTGAGATGCGTTGCGGTAACTGCGGCGTGACCTGGAGCGTTTAGAGGTTCCACCGCGCTAGCTCTCGGTCCACGCGTTCGCGGATGTTGAGCTTGTCGATCCACCGTTTCACCGCGCCGGGTTCGTCCCGTTCGGCGATCCACGCGTTCATCACGTCGCGGTCTCTGATCGCCATGTAGACGGATTGGCGTTCGTGGGTTTCGCGCCAGCCGTCGCTGCCCCAGCGTGAGGCGTCGTGCTGGAGCTTCAGGACGGGGGCGGCTGATCCGGTCTTGGCAGCGATGCCATGTGCGGCGAGAGCGTGTTGCATCGCTTCGTCTTCCCCGCCCCAACGGGTGAAGTTCTCGTCCATGCCGCCGACTGACCACCATGCTTCGGGTGAGATGACATAAGCAGCACCAGGATCGAAGAACCTGCCGCGTCTGGGCCACATCCGCTCCGTAGCAGTCTGAAGCTTCGAGAGCGGCAGGTTGAGGCCGCGTCGGAACGGGCGCACGTACCCGCCCGTGTAGCTGTCCAGCGCGAGACGCAGGGCGCTCGGTTGGATCAGGACGTCTGCGTCGAGAAGCGCGACGACCGTAGCGCCGAGCGCTTCGGCTTGCCGCATCGCTGCGTTGCGTGATGCCGCCCGGTTGTACACCTCGTGGCCGCTGTCAGCGACGATGACCGGTAAATCAGGCAGATGCCGCCGGTAGAACGCTTGGCAGACGTCAAACGCCTCACGGCGGAAGTCCTCGGTGCCTCGGAAATGAAAGGCCAGGACCGCCGTCATAGCGATCCTGGCCGTCTCCCGGGCGGGGAGATTAAGCACACCAGTCGTCGCGAGACGGTTGCTGGAGGCATGGTCATAATACCTCGGTCCACCGACATTTCCAGCTTCATTCAGCAGTCGTGTTCGAGCACGGCGATCGGATCTTCGCTCGCCCACGTGCGGAGAACGGTCTGCTCGCGCGGCATCTCGACGGTCAGCCATTCAGGGTTGGCGAGCGCGTAGTCGATCGTGTCCGCCAAGCATTCCTCCAACGTCACCACAGGCTTGAACCTCGCCGCATGCAGCTTCGAATCGTCCAGCGCGTAGCGGGTGTCATGGCCGGGACGTTCGGAGTGCGCATCCACGAGTTCGTACTTCAGTTCGGCGTACATGAGCCCGGCGATCTTCTCGGCCAGCTCGAGGTTCGTCAGTTCGATGCCGGCGACGTGGAAGCGGTGCGGGTAGCGGACGTCCGGGCTATAGCGCAGGCCGTCCGGGAACACGCGAGCGTACTTCTCCACGAAGAGCAGCGCTGCGGCATGATTTTGCGCCGGGACATACATGCGCGAGCCCTGCGACCCGTCCGGGTTCGTGTGGATCGTCACCGTCTCACCACGTGCAACCTTGGCGATGACATTCGGTATGAACTTCTCGGTGTCCTGCATCCGGCCAGTGAGGTTCATGGCGTTGGTCAGGATGATCGGCAGGCCGTAGGAACGCCAGTAGGCGATGGCGTAAGCCTCGGCGGCAACCTTCGAGGCGGCGTAAGGATTGCTCGGCAGATAGGGGTCTGCCCATTCGGCGAACCACTTCCCCATCGGCGCGGAGCCGTATACCTCATCGGTGGAGACGTGCACGAACACTTCGAGGTTCGGCAGCGTCCGCGCGTATTCGAGGACGTTGACCATCAGGTCGGAGTTGTTCTTGATGAACGGCTCAGGGTTGGCAATCGACTGGAACACCGAGCTGTTGGCCGCGAGGTTGTAGATCTGCTCGACGTCGCCGAACAGGTCGCGGGTGATCCGGTCGATCGGCGCGGATAGGTCACACTTCACGACCGTCACCCGTGCCGCGACGGCGGGATCGGCGAGCAGCACTTCCAGCCGCCGCGGGTAGCCACCGTGCCGGAAGCTCACGGGCACCACTACATGCCAGTCGGTGGTTCGCATGATCCGGTCGAGCAGGTGATAGCCAAGGAAGCCCGCTCCTCCGGTGACGAGGACACGCTTCATGTGACGTGGAGGATTCTCGCGTTGGGAGCCTCAGCCTCGGTGTGGCACTTCGCGCCGATGTAGTCCTCAGACGCCACCACCGTGAAGTCCCGGTGTGCGACGAAGTTGAACAACGCCATGTCGGTGTAGTCGCCTTTCATGCTGTCGTCCAGCCGCCATTCGGCCATGAGGGTGGCGAACTCGTGCATCGTCGCCCGGTCCGCCACCGCGACCCCGGCGTTCAGCGCGGTCAAGTCCTGGTTCGCGGCGATCCACTGCGAGATCATCGGGTTGGCGTGGAATGCCGGGTCGTTGATGAACCCCGACCGGCCCAGCGGTTGCCCGTACCAGATCTGCCGCCCCCGACGACCGACACGCAGCGTCTCCGGCTCGCTACACGTGTACAGCTGGCCGGGCTCGATCTGCCACGGATCACCGACGACGATCACGTCCCGCGCGTCACAGACGCACACCAGATCGAGGTCCGTCCGCTTCGTCAGGAGATCCCGGACGATGTCCCAACGCTCCAGGTAGACGTTCTCCACCGAGCCGATGACCCGATGGATGCTGACGAACCGGCGGAACCCTGGCGGGACGTCATCCATCGTGAGTTCGTCCGCGCAGACGACCAGCTCGCCATAGCCCTCGATGGAGGCGGCGAGCCGGTGCAGCTGGTCGAAGTTGACCGGCCAGTCCTTGTGCGGGTGGCGATCCATCTTCGGGCGGGTCAAGTACATCGTGACGAAGGCGTTCGACATCAGTCGGTGTCACTCTCGCTGGACTCAACGCTGACCAGCTCATCACCGGCGTCATCAAGAAAGCGGGTGATCGTGATTCGCGACAAAACGATGCTCATCGCTACTCCGTTTGGGTGCCGTACTCGCCCAGCATCCGGTCGAGTCGTTCTTCGCACGCGTCGAGGTCAGCTAGCAGCTTGCCAACGAGTTGGGTGTGTTCTGCTGCTTGGGCGCGGAGACGGTCACGTTCACGGACGGTGTCGGCGATCGCCTTGCGGGTGACCATGGCGTCTCCCGCGGTTGGGAAGTCTTGATCCGGTGAGTATGGAGCGCTTCGCTATCGAGGCGTGGCGGCCGGATCAACGCTGCCTCGTGGTCGTGCGCTCGGTAGAAGCGGGGGCGGAGTCGCACCAGCGTCCTCCGGCGGCGTATGAGACCGGCGATCTACTACTGATCTACCCCGCTACGCACGACAGCCGCACCCGGATTCGGGCACGGCTGTACGAGTGAGGACGACGCTAGCTGCCAAGATCGGGATAGGCAAGGACCGTCAGCCTGTCTCAGCTTGGCGTGTCGCGCGGATCATGTCGGCTTGGTTGACGAGGCGGGTGAGGTCCGGCCCTTCCAGTTTGGAGCCGCAGAACTCGCACGTCACCGATTCGATCTTCCCGTCGTGTGAGCGGACCACCAACGCGGGAACACGAGCCGGTTCGTCTTCGCCGTCTGCGTACCGCTGGACCGTGGTGGAGCGGCAGACGGTGCATTCAGCGCCGTGCATCCGCCATGAACGGTCAGGGTCGTTGTCGATGGTGAGCTTCACCTGACTGATCCAGTAGCGGACGAGGCGGACGCACTGATCGATCCGGTCGGGGTCGCCGTCACGGTTCACCGCGGACGTGAGCGCGCGTAGGTCTTTCGCTGTGTCGAACGTCCGCTTGATCTTCCGCTGCCTGAGGGCGTCGCGGATCGTGCCGGTGATCTCCACCAGCAGCGACAACGCATCGCCGTTCGTCGGTGGACGTGAGCTCGGCACGCCGCCGGAGCCGCCGGACTCACTGCCCATGTCCAGCGCTTCCACGAGCTGATCCAGCAGCGACGCCACCGACACATGCACCCACGACCCGTCGTCACGGATCAGACGTTGACGGGTCGGCTGAGTCAGACGGTCGACAGCGGACCAGTGGTCGGCCGCGCCGAATAGCTTCTCGACGGGCTCGGTCACTCTGCCTCCACGATCGGGCGAAGATCCTTCTCGCGCACCACGAATGGGAGCGCTCCGGGGCGTCGGCACATCGCGTAGCCGTCCACTCTGGCCATGACGACGACCTCGGAATCGACCTCGGCGTAGTACGCGACTTCCTTCTTGCGGGTCACTCTGCCTCCAAGGCTCGGATAGTGGGACAAGGCCAGGTCGTCATGGACGGTCCACTTCGACCATGCCGCCAAGCGCAGCAGCAAACCGAATGCCCGCGCTTTCCTCGCCGTGCACGTCGGCGAAGCCACGACAGATCGCCTCGCCGTGCTCGGGATGCGAGCCATAGGGCAACGTCTGGTGACAGGTGATCCACGATCCGTTCGCGAGCGAGTCGCGCTCCATTTCCTCGCGGCGGCCGTCCCGCAGATGCATCAGATTGCCCGGTCGGTAGATGCACGTCGTGCACTTCTCGCGCAGGACCCGCGGGCGGCCCGTCTCAGCGTCGACGATGCTCACTCCGTCTCCCCTTGTCGCAGGATCGCATCGGCTCTGAGCCACGTCGGGCACGGCTCCAAAGCGGACGGTGAATCGGCCTCGAAGTCCTTGGCGCCCAGCCCGTGGCCGGACTGGCAGACGTGCCAGCCAGCGTGCGACGCGCGGATCGTCTCGACCGCCTCATACGCCGCCAGCAGTTCCTTCGCTAGCACTCCTACGGAGGACGGGTAGAACTCGGCTAGCTCAGACAGTTCAGCGAGAGAGGTCATCGGGCCACCTCGCCACAGACGCAGGTTTGGCCTCGGAGCAGCAGCTTCCCGCAGGCGATGCAGCGCGCAATCTTCCCGCCGCAGTTCCGGCTCACTGTCCTGGTCCTCTCGTCACAGCCACTAAGGGCTCAGCTTCGGTCTTGTCCTCACCCGGTTGCGGGTTTGCAGCGTGAAAGACGCATCGACGGACGGTCAGACACATTGGTCCGGCGAGCGGTCCGCCTGTTGGCCCGGGGCGCTCAACGGTCAGTCGCGTGCAGCCGCAGCCCAGACGATCGACAGCGCGCACGGTTACGACGGCGTCGCGCATCATCGACCAGTCGGTGCCGGTCGAGTCCTTCACCCGGTATTGATCGCCGGGCTTGATGCGAGGTCGGTAGCCGCTCACGCGGACGCCTCCTCGCGGGCCGTCGTTCACGCTGTCCTCCGGTGGTCGCATTTGCCGATGGTCTTTCCGGTGGCCTCGTCGATGAGCAGGCTTGAGCCGTGGCAGTCGGGGCAGTTGTCGCGGAGGGCCTTGGCGTTGGCTTTCCGCCAGGCGTCGACCTTCGGCGCCCAGTCGGTGTCCCACTTCCGGACGGCGGCGTTCTGGCGTCCGCACGCGCCGCAGGCGTCGTCGGTGCCGTCCGGCCTGTGTCGTTTGCAGTGCTCGAGCGGGCGGGGCGGGCATCCGGGCGGCAGCGCCGCATCGGTGGGCTCCCGGCTCCCGGTTCCCGGTTCAAGGTTCCCGGCCACTGTTGTGGTTACGTAACCCTCCGGGAACCCACGTTCGCTCGAAGCCCCATCCGGCTCTATTCGATGGGCCTTCGACGTCCCATGGCATGGCCCATCATCTTGCTTTGCAAGGCACATTGAAAGCTCGTTCAAGGCGATGCGCCGCAGGGCATCGGACTCGATCTCGCTGATAGCCCGGTCGATCATTTTGCGTCGGGTCGGGTTGGCGTATCCCTGATCCCATTTGATGAATTTCACGACGATGACCTCTTCGGTGTCGTCGTCACATTCCACGTGACCTTCGCGCCGCAGGGCGTCGATCGCGTTCTCCAGCTCATCCGTCGTCAAGTCCTTCGCTTTCTTCGACCATCGGCGTAGCCGTAGCGGTAGGACGCCAGCAGCGCTGATCTCGCCCTGGAGACTGACCAGGAAGTACGCGCCCTGCTCGGCGAGGGTGAGCGCCCGGAACTCGTCCGAGTCGTGGATGCTCGTCGTGAAGCGACCGAACTGCCGCGCCATTCAGCCCTCCTGGTTGTAGTGGTAGGTCCGGTCGGCCTTCAGGAACAGCACCCAATGCGTTCCGCTGCGTTTGGGCAGCATCTCGCCGACCACGGGCTTTTCGTCCGTCAACGCGAGGACTTCCCGCAGGGGAATGTCGGTCTCTGCCCATTTGAACGCCAGCGTGCCGTGCGGCTTCAAGACCCGGAAGCACTCGGCGAAACCGGCGCGGAGGTCAGCGCGCCAATCGGTGCCGGTGAGCGTCCCGTACTTCGTCGCGAGCCATCCTGTGTGTCCTGCTCGGGTGGAGTGCGGCGGGTCGAAGATCACCAGCGAGAACGACGCATCGGGGAAGTCGAGAGCGCGGAAGTCGGTGAGCATGTCCGGCGTGACCTCGAACAGGCGCTCGTTGCGGCCCTCGCCGAGCGCGACGGGCTCAACGGTGCGCCGATCGCCGAAGATCACGCGCGGGTCGGATTTGTCGAAGTAGAACATTCGGCCACCGCTCGCCGGGTCCAGGATCGGCCTCTCGTCGCTGTAGTAGGGGGTGTGTCCGCTCACTGAACAGCCCCCGCCCCACCGTTGGCGATCTCCAACAGCACGTCCGCATGGCACGGCTGATCGAGCGGGCACCAGCAGCAGAGGTCACGGCCGATCTCCCATCGGTTGTCGTGGTTGGTGCAGTAGATGAGAGGCATCAGGACACTGATCCGAAGTCGAGAACGCCAGCGGCGAGACGGCGGGCGATGATCTCGCAGTAACGCTCTTCGAGTTCCACCGCGATCACTTTCCGTCCAAGATTTCGCGCTGCGAGCAACGTTGAGCCGCCGCCCGCGAAGGGGTCCGCAATGACCGATTGGGGGGGCGCACTCGATGAGCTGTTCGAGCAGTCCAACCGGCTTGGGTGTGGGGTGTCCGATCAGCGCGGCAATCCCCATGGTGCCGCCGCGCTGATCGGACGTAGCAATCAGGTTCTGGCGTCGCCTGCCGACCCATCCACGCTCGAGGACGTAGATCTCCTCGGTGGCATTGCCCCAGGGAATCGACAGATCCCCCATCCCGGGACCGATGCTCGTCTTGTGCCAGGTGATCGTCTGCCGCACGTTCGACGGCTTCGCGACGCGCCACGTGCCGAATACCAGCGCCGGGCGAGAACCCCACAGCGCGAGCGCAGAGTCCCGAACCGTGGCGTCTGCGTCATTGGCAACCGGCCGCGCAGTGGCCGTATGTCCAGAGACGTAAGCCATCCCATATGGCGGGTCGGTCACCAGTACGTCGGCCGCGAGCCATTCGGTGACCTCGCGGCAGTCCCCCAGGTACAAGGTGACGTGTTCGTCGCTGTAGTAGGGGGTGTGTCCGCTCACTGAACAGCCCCCGTCCAGTCAGTTCTTCCGTCGCTGTCCTTCACGGGAGGCAGCGAAGGGTCGAAGATCCGCTCAAGGTCGCGGACGTACATCGAGTGGTTGGGTAAGTCGGACACCTTGCGGTACTCGGCGATCAACGCGCGGATCGCACGCTCCTGGATGCGGAGTGCGACCAGCTCGCGGAACAGCGGCGAAGTGGGCTCACCGATGTAGGCCACGCTGATGAGGCGGCTCATGACTTCACGCTCCGGTCGAGCCACTTCAAGATCGCGAGCGCGCTGTCGATCTGGGCGTTCTCCCCGCCCTCGATCCGGTCAAGCGTCGAGAAGCTGACGCCGATCTCCTTCGCGGCAGCACGGAGTGAAAGTCCACGAGCGCGTCGCTGCTCGCGAGCGAGGAATCCGAGCAGGGTCAGGATTCGACCAAGCTCTGTGTACGTCGTCGGGGCGGTCACGATGTACCCCCACGCACCGTCAGGTAGCAGGACGTGTCATCCCAGTCGTCGTCAACGACCCAACGGCCGGGCTTCAACAGGTAGTCGCCATCGACCCGCTCCCAGAGTTCGTCCGGCGCCTCGACCGCTTCGGCTGCGACGACGCAACCGGGGTACGGCACCGTCCAGCCGTAACCCCGCCGCCAGTCGTGGAAAACGCCGTGGATCTCGACGTCCTCCCACTCATCGAAGGCGGGTGATTCCTCGTCCTCGGGGTCGTATCCGGTGTGGTCGCCAGTGCATTCGATCCAGCCGGCGCAGTGCGCGGGGTCGGCGCACTCGATCGTGAAGCCCTCGCGGTCCTCATCGACGATGAGGATGTGCCGGCTCACGATGTGCCCCCACGAGCAACCGAGGCGCAGTACTCGTAGTCAGCCCATTGCCAGGTGCCCTTGCTGTAGGTGTTGGCAGACTCGATCTCGCTGGCGATCTTCTCCCGGACGGCGGTCTCGATAGCGGGGTAGGCGGCAGCGATGCCATCGCGGACGATCTCGTCGCGGTGAAGCGTCCCTAGATCACGTCCGAGCATTCGCATGCTGGCGTCCTCAATCGCCTCGGCAGCGAGCCGTACCGCCTCGTCGGGGATCTCTGGGGTGCTCACGCCGCGGCCTCCTTGCCAACTCGGGGGTAGAGCATGGTGTCGTCGACCTCCAGCAGCTTCTTCGGGGCCAGCCTCGCGCGGTTAAACCACGGGGCAAGCCGACAGTGCAGCCACGTCCCGCGCGCCCAACGCTGCCCAAGGAAAGGACTGCCCGTGTTCGCCGCGGTTTTGAAGTCGTCGTTGTAGACGAACTGATTCCCGGTGTTGTAGGGCGGGTCGATGTAGGTGAGTTTGACTTTGCGGTCATAGCCGCGGCGAAGGCGTTTCAACGCGAGCAGGTTGTCGGATTCGAGGAACAGGTTCTTGGTGGTGTCCCATTCGGCAGATTCCTCCACGTCCAAGCCGAATAGGTCGATGTCCGGGTCATCGAGCTGCGCCGCCCACACGGCTTCCTCCCAGCCCAGGAAGTCAATCCGGGCGTCGGCGCCCACTCGGAACCCCTCATCGACCGCCGGCCGGTGGAGCTCTTCGCGGTCGGACGGGAGGATCGGCGCGTACTCCTCCAGTCGCCCGCTCGGCATGACCCGCAGCGCGATGGCCTGTATTTCGGCTCTGCGCGCCGCCGAGCCAGGGCCGCGCGCGTCATCCCACAGGCGCACGTTGATCTCTCGCAAGTCCGCCTCTGTGGCGTCTCTGGCCAGCTCGGGCAGGGCGTGCGGCAGAAACTGCCTATTGCTTCCCAGGTTGTCCAAACACCACTGCCAGTGCGCCTGACGTGCCGTTCCACCCGGATACGGCGTGGACCACTGCCGGGAGGCCAGCAGGTAGGCACGGCCGGGTTCCAGGCTCCAGGGAGCCCACGAGTTGGGCAGGATGAACGGGGCGCGCAGCCACAGCGGCATCGATAGGACGCAGCCGTATTCCTCCAGCAGGTCGAGCGTGATCGCGTCCGTGCTGGGCACATGCAAGCCGGTGATCTTCTTTCGCTCTCGGATGAAAATCGGGCCGTCCAGCTCGGGCATGATGTGGACACGTCGCCCGCCGCGGTCTTCGTAACGACTGTTCACCGCCAGCAACATCTGGTGTTCATCACGTTCGGGCAGCTTCCGCTTGCGGTACTCAGACGGCGACAAGATCTCTGGGGTGCTCACTCAACCCACCCCTCAGACAGGATCTCGACAGGCTGTGGGATCTCGTCCCAGGAGAGGCATTTTTCAGTGCTGTACCAGGGGTAGCAGGCGGTGTTGTTGATGCGGACGAAGACCTCTCCGCTCGCGTCCCGGATGACGCACCCGAGGTTCGTCGGCTCCGGTGCGGGTGCAGGACGCAGCGACGAGGCAGGGACGAGCACGTTTCCGTAGGCCTTCGACATTCCGGCCGGAAGCCCAACGTCAAGCGCGACCTCCGCGAGATCGACCTTCGGCCTGAGGTCTCCATCACTGTACGAATCCGGGCGGATGTACTCGACCTCGACCTCGGCGCCGTCAGGCATCGTCCAGATCACCTTGTCGCCCGGCTTGTAGCGGTGCTCAGTCATTAGTGCCTCCGGCACCCTCAGTGGCGAGGTATTCGCCAAACGGGAGCCAGCCGTTCTCGGTGTAGAAGCCCCACATGCGCGAGCGCGGTCCGCAGAACACGAGCGTCGTGGTGCCCGGCCGGATCGAGTCGATCCGGTGGCAGATGTCGAGCCCGACCTTGTGGATCGAGCCACGGCGACGCTGGGTGACGTTCACCCAGCCCGACCCGGGATAGCCGACGATCTTGCGCCACTGCTCGGTATAGCCGCCCCGCAGCACGACCGAGACGAACGCCCACGGGTGATCGTGTAGGTGCCGGTCACGGTCGGGCCGTGCGAAGCGGTGCAGGTAGATCGCTCCCCACGGCGTCTGGACGACACGCAGCCGCCAGAGATACAGGTCGCCCTCGCTCTCGATACGGTCGACTCGACAGAACGCCCATCGGCGAGTGCCGCTCATCGCTCTGCACCTTCACCCTCAGTAGGTACGCCGGGAGTGATCACGCGACCGCTCAAGGCATCGCGAAGTTCGCCGCAGCGGACGCAGATGGTGTACGGGTCGTCACCGTCGAATCGCCAGGAGTGATCGCACGTCGGCTCGGTTGGGGTGGGTACGTCAGCCACGACTGGAAACGGCGGAAGTTCTGCGTCGGTCGAGACGATCACCAGCCGGTCGCGCTCGAAAGCTTGGCGTCCATCGGGCCAGAACATCCGCGAGGCGTAGTCGCCAGAGGGCAGTCCGTGGGACTCGACCTTGGCTCCGAACCAATCAGCGACGTGCTCCCAATCGGCCTCGTCCAACGCGATAGACGCGATTTCCGGTCGGGGTACGTCGGTAGAGCCACCCGCCAGGATCGCGCGGAGACGTTCGACTTCGGCGACCAGGACCTCATGGCTGCGCCTGATGCGCTCGCCAGCCTCGATCGACACCGCTGAGCGACGGTCCACAGCCTGCGAGAGGTTGATCTCCAACTCGGCGGGCCGCAGCACGTCATAGGGCAAGGGCTCAGTCATCGGTTCCACCCCTCACGCTTGTGAGCCCGCACCCATGGCGGCTCGTAGCCCCGCTGCTCACGCTCGATCTGCTCACGGCGTTGACGGCTATATCCCTGCGGCCGGCGGCAGACCTCGCACGAGCCGGACGCGCAACACTCAGTCATTGTCGGCCTCCGGTTGGGTAGGGGTACTCACGATGCGTCCTCCCCACTCGCCAGACGCTCGAAGTAGGCGATGACCTCCGGGTCGGTCAGGATCGTTTCGGCGAGCCTTAGCTGCCACTGGAACGTCTCCCCGTACAGGGACTTGGCCACCTTGGCGAGATCGTCAGCAAAGACGTGGCCGTGGTACTTCGCGGTGATCTCTTGCTCTGTCCCGGCTTCGATGCTCATCAGTTGGCCTCCTCATGGGATAGGACAGGGGTCATGCCAGCGACTCGGCGACAGCACGAAGCAGGAACTCAGCCGCCGGCGGTGTGACACCGTTGCCGAGCTGGCGGACCTTCTCGCGGCGGTTGCCGAGCACTCGGTACTCGACGGTGAAAGCCATAGCGGCTTGGATCTCGTGCGGCTCCAACATGCGGAACGTGGCGTCCTCGACCTGGGCTTCGATCGACACGAGCGACTGATGCCCGGCGGTGGTGATCGTCCGTGCAGGTTCGGAGGCGATCGTCGAGTGGCGTGATGCGTGACCGCCAGGGATGCCGTTCTGCCGGACGAGCATGTGGTGGTTGCCCGATGCGACGACCGTTGCGAGCGGTTCGGTCACCGGCCGGTGATCACTGGACCCGCCCCGCAGTTCGGCGATGAACGCGACGCCGTCCGTCTCTCGTGTCGTCACCGTCGAGAACGGCTCCGCATCCGAGGTCGCGGTTTCGCGCCACGTCCCACCGGAGGGCACGACCAGTGCGTACCGATCGTGGGTGGTCAGCGCGCCGACCGGCTCGCTCGCGGGCTTCGCGCTGTCTGCCGCGCCGTAGTACGGGACGACCAGCGCCGACTCCGCACGGGTCGTCTGGGTACGCAGCGGGACGGTGGTGGGTGCGGCCTGCTTGCCGTCCCTGCCTTCGACCGGGACGACGAGGCCGTGGTGATTGCCAGAGGCCACGACCGCCGCCATCGGGTCCTTGATCGACGACATCCGCGAGGCGTTCATCTCGCCACGCCGCACGGTCAGATACGGCTCGGCGCCGTACTTCCGCAACCCGGCTTCGATCCGCGCCATCGTCTTCGGCGACAACGGCTTCACCCGGTCGCCGATACGGGTCCCCGGCAGCCCCCAGTCGATCGCAGCCGCAGCAGGCAGCGCGTAGGGCTCCACCGCATGCCCCCTGGCGCACACGTACACGTATTGGGCGCGGTAGCGGCCCACGGTGCGGCCGTTCTTCCACGCCTGCACGGACGGTGCCTCAGTACCGCACTCGGCACACCACGCCAACGGGGCCGGGGTCACGTTCGGGCGACGATTCCCAATCCGCGAGAACACCACGTACAGCCGGTCACGGGACTGCGGGGCGCGGGGCGCGTTGATCGCCTGCGCATGCATCGAGTTCAGCGACACGAGCTGGTGCTCATAGCCGAGCGCTTCCATCGCCGACAGCCACGCCCGGAACGGAATCCACTTCACCGCCTCGACGACGTTCTCCACCACCACCGCCCGGTACGGGCGGCCACGCAGCAGCATCGCCTCGGTGAAGCGGGGTACGTCCCACATCGTCGCGCGGGACCGTTCAGCAGCAGCGTCGGGCAAGGTCTCGCCGAACAGGTCCGGCTGCCCATCCCCGACCCGCTTCTGTCCCTTCGCCTGCGAATGGTTCGTACACTCCGGCGAGGCCCACAGCACATCGGTGGCCGGGTAGCGGCGGGCGTCGACCTGGGAGATGTCCGCGCAGTCGTGCTCCGTATCGGGGAAGTTCGCGGCGTGCGTCTCGATCGCCTTCGCCCAGTGGTTAGCGGCGATCTTCAGATCGAACCCTGCCGCGTGCGCGCCCAGCCCTGAACCGCCGGCTCCGCAAAACAGATCCGTGATCGTGAGGCTCATGCCGCGACCGCCTGACGGGAAGTCTGGAAGATCAACGACTGGTACCGATTTAGCTCGGCCCGGTTCGTCGCCCGCGCGGTGGAGTGCTCCAGCCCGACCCGCTCCAGGTAGCGGCGGCGGGCCAGGACACCGAACGCGGGACCTCGGGAGGCTTCTTCTGTGGCGTCCCACGCCTGCGGCCAGAGCGCGCGGATCTCGTTCGCGGACACGTACTCGTGCTCGCGGGCGAACCGGAAGATCAGCACTCTCGCCGAGCCGACGTACAGCTCAGGGTTGAGGTCTACGCAGTTGCCGTGGAGGTGGTCGCGGTAACGCAAATCCGAATCACACGGCGCGGAGCAGAACACGCAGACCGTGAGGGTGCGGCCGTGGTGGCCGTAGAACGTCGGAGGTGTAGCAATCAGACGCTTCATGCCGCCCTCCTCCGCCGGCCTGCGGCGGCGGCACCGTCACGACAGGCTTGGCATGCCCTCTCGCCACGCAGGCGGTGAGCGTCATACCCCTTACGGGTGCCATGCTCGAGCCCGTCGCGAGGGGTCGCGTCCGGGTCGTCCAGGTCCGTGTCGTCCCACGCCAACGGAGGAGCGAAGCCGTTCCGGGCCGCGTGCGTCGCCGCCCTCGACGACGGTCCCCGTGTCATCGACAGCCGCTCATACAGTGCCGCGACACGGTCGGCGGTAGCCGCATTCACCGTCGAGTACTGCGCCCGGGAGAGGCGGCGGATCACCGACTCGCTCACGCCCACCTCTGCGGCGAGCGACGTCCACGACCATCCGAGACACGCCAGTGCCCGCAGTCGGCGCTGCGTCCCGACGATCGGTGTCCGACCGCGCCACGCTCCCCGGTCCATGAGGATGCGGCGCCGCTTGAGGTAGGCCGGTTTCGGCAGGACGGCGTGGAGGGAGTTCACGACTGGCTCGCGAAGTCCATGCGGACCGGCATGACGATGCCGCGCACACCCGACTCGACGCCGAGGATTTCGATTTCGGCGGCCTTGTCTTCCCCTCCGAACTGCCACACGATGGGCGCGTTGCCGTGTAGCTTCCCCAGTTTCGCCAGCCGTCCGATGATCTCCGGGTTGAGCGCGATCGCGTCCGTCGTCTCATGCGTGACGCCGGCGAACAGGCTGCGCCAGTCCGGGTATGTGCCGCCGTAAATGTCGAGCTGCAACCGTTCCTGCGACTCGTAGTCGAACCGCACGTACCGGCGTTCCATCCCTTCCAGCGTCGGCTCATCACCGTCGTCGGCGACGTTCAACGCGACGCTGACCTCGACCGGTGGCAGACCTTCCTTCGCCGCGTACTTCGCCCGACCCAACAGGTAGCCGAGAAGTCCTCTCGCGCGGCCATCCAGATCCATCGCGATCACCGCTGCCCCCGGCACCTCGTCCAGCGACGGCTCATCGAAAGGCTTGTGGTCCAAGGTCGGGACGAACGCCCGCAGTGCGACGTAACGGTCTGTCGCGATCAACCGCAGACCTTGCGTGTGCTCCTCGATCAGGACCGTTTTGTTCAGGACCGGCAGTTCCGGGTCCTTGCCGGAGGCGAGTGCGACGGAAAGCCACGCGGTCGCCAACACTCCCGCGTCGTAGGTCTGCTCGATCATGCGCTTGTCCTCTCGGTGAGTTCGTCGTAAATCGCGGCCCACATGCTGGGTCTCCACAGCCGGTACGTGTCGCCCATGGCGGACGCCCACAGTCGTTGCGCGGTCGACAGCCGGCCGCGCTCCGTCTTCAACTCGACGTGGAGCACCACGCCATGACGGGCGATCGTGAGGTCCGGGAAGCCGGTGTGGCCTTGTGTCGCCGTCGACCATTTACCTCGACGGTTCAACGACGGTCGGGGATGAAAAACAAGCCAGCCGTGCAGCTTCGCCAGGCCGATCACCGTGGTCTGGAAATCTGCCTCCGACAGGGTCGGGGCGAGAGGCGCGACGGTGGTCACCGCTCACCACCGGACGTGAACGGCACCGCCGCAGGGTCTGCCCACGAGGCGACGATCCAACCGTGGTCGAGCGACCGCGCCGGTTGAGCATGAATCTGCTCGTGGCACCGGAGATCGACGGCGAGGAGGTTGGCCTCGACGTGCTGGCCGCCTTGTGAGCGGAGCTTGCGGTGATGCAGATGCACCGCCCGCTGCCCACAACCCAGCTCGCACAGCCAGCCGGCGCGCTCGTACACAGCTTGACGGACCTTCGCCGGGATCGTCTTACCCGTCCGGCTGCGGCCCGACTTCGGCAGGGCCTCGTCAGGTTTCGGCGCTGGGCCGTAGCCACCCTCGGGCACAAGGACGCTCACAGTCCTGCCCCCGATCCCGGCACAGCTGATTCGGGCCACAACGGTTCGTCGGGGTCCGGTTCGGCAGTGTTGGTGGACGGCGGAATGGTTACCGTCTCGCCACCGTCAAGGGCCGGTGACTCCACCACCGAACCGGACGACTGTGCGGCGATCTCGGCAACGGTCACCACGTGACCCTGTGCCGGGAACTCGTCCTCGGCGCGCTTCTCCCCGCGCTTCAGCTCCCCGCCGATGATCTTCAGGACGCCGAGGTCCTGCGCGGTCCACCTCGCGCGCGGACGCTCAAGTCGCGTCTCCAACTGCTCAGCGGTGACACCGAACGCGGCGAAGGCGCTGATCATGGCCGCGACCTGTTGCGGCATAGTTTTGCCGCCGCCGTCCTGGAGCGTGTTCGCGCACAGCCCTTCGGCTTCCTCGCGGAACCAGATCGGCAGGACGGCGAAGATCGTCTCTCGCAACGCGCGCGCGGCCTGCGAGTTGTTGTTGTTCACGATGTCGGACAGGTCCGTCAGCCACTCGCGCTGCTTGTTCTTCATCCGCGCGTGCGGCACCACGAACGACCGCGAGGAGCGGACGTTGGCTTCCTGATCCCATGACCACGCCTGCATTTCGGAGATGCCGTCCTCGTCGGAGCGGCGTAGTTCACGCACCCCGTAGTCGACGTTCGTCCAGCAGCGGGCCAGCTCGCGCGCCAGATGCACCGTCGAGCCTTCGACGCGCCCGCCGGCTCGCGGCAGGGAGTAGAACGCGCGCTCCGCGAGCGCCTTCTGACGGCAGGCTGAACGCATCCGCTCGATCGCGCGCGTCTCGTCGCGGGGGAAGTCCTGGGCGACCTTCACGGCAGCGGCGACCTCGGCGACCGCGCGGGCCTGCTCGATCGCGGTGGCTTGCGACTGGTCCACGACGCGGGAGGCGGGCAGGTTCAGGGTTTCGGTCATGCGGCCGACTCCTCGAACTTGCGGACGTACCAGTACGGCAGTGAGGCGAGGTTCACGGCCTCGCCGTAGCCGGGCCAGCGGCCGGACTCCATACACCGGGCGAAGGTGTCGATCGCGGCGCGACGCTGGGCGCGGGCAATGTCGTCGGCCACCACGTCGAGCTGGATCACGTTGACCAGATACGGCGGCTCCTTCTCGACGACGACGAACACGAACGCCGGATCGTCATGCAGCCCCAGCGCCTTCGCGCCTTCGCGGTAGTGCAGCGATTGGGTCGCGTAGCCGTAGTCCGCAGCAGACTTGCCGAACGACTCCTCATCAGCCGACTTCGACGTCTTGAGGTCGACCATGATCAGCCGACCGCCACCGGGGTCGGGCAGCCAGTCGCATCGGAGCCGCAGCATCGCGCCCGTCTCCGGGTCGCGCCAGAACATCGACTGCTCGGCCTCGCCCTGCGAGAACAGCATCCCGGCGACCGGGTGCGACTTCACCGAGTCCACCATCGCCTGCGCTTCGGTGAACTTCGCGGTCAGGATCGGCACCCGGCCGTTGGCGCGGGACTCCTTCGCGGCCTCACTCGCGACCTTCGTGCGGAAGCTGTCCGCCTCGATCACGTCGAACCCCTGGCCGACACCGAACAGCAGCTCATGCACAACGGAGCCGAACTCCTGCGCGTCAGTCGACTCGGTACGCGGGTTGTCCAACTGCCACTTGAACACGGCCGGCGGATGCTGGGTCAACGTCTTGATGCCCGACGCCGACAGGCTCGAGCGCTGCGCGTGGTACTGAGCCTCGGGCAGATCCGGGTAGATGCCCGACTGCTCGATCTCGCTCATCGTCCGCCCCTGACGATCCGCAGCGCCCGCTCATCGGCAGCAGCCGCATCCGACAGGGGCACCGGCCAGTAGGGCACCGGGTTGAGCACGTCGGCGACGGCCATCCAGTCGTCCTCGGTGCGGACGTCGCACAGGGCGGTATCGATCGACCATCCCGCCCGGGTGAACGCACGATGCAACGCGATCCCCACCACAACACCGAGCAGGAACCCCAACAGCAGGGAGGCGACAGTCCCGTTCACAGCACGCCCACCTCCTCCAGGTAGACCAGCGCACCGAGGTTGTCGCCGTCATAGCCGTGAGTGATCGCATGGGACAGCAACTGGCGGGCGTCGCCTCGATCCGACTCGGCCGCCGCACGCAACGTGTCCAGCCACATCGCATCCAGACGCTCAACCTCGGCCCGGCGGCGGCGGCGACTCACGCCGTCACCGCCTTCAGAACGACGATCCCCGACGGGGCGATCTCCCAGCCCTCAGGCAGCGTGTAGTGGTTCGCGCTGCTCAGGTTCGCGCCGCGCAGGTTCGCGCTGCTCAGGTTCGCGCCGTACAGGTTCGCGCCGTACAGGTTCGCGCTGCTCAGGTCCGCGCTGCTCAGGTTCGCGCCCCGCAGGTCCGCGCTGCTCAGGTCCGCGCCCCGCAGGTCCGCGCTGCTCAGGTCCGCGCTGCTCAGGTCCGCGCCGCGCAGGTCCGCGCCGCCCAGGTCCGCGCCGCGCAGCGCCTCCCACGGATCGGAACGTGCCGCGCGGGCCGCGTCCACAACCTTCTGCCAGTCCGGCCCGAGCGTCTCGGCCAGCATCTCGTCAGTGATCTCCACCGTGCGCAGGTATTCGACCGCCTCATCCGAGTCGGAGTTGAGGTTGTCGTTCCACGATTCGGCGTGCTTGAGGTGACGGAGGACTTGGCGGGTCAGCCACGCGTCCCCCGGCTTCGGGTCGCACAGCCTGACCGCGCCGGTCAAGCACACCTGACCCGCGTCGTTCTGTTCGGTGCCTTGCGTCCAGCCGTGTTCGGTCATGAACTCGGCGGCGGCGCGGAGGCGGTTGGTCAGTTCAGTAGCGGTGGACATTCATGCCTCCTGGGGCTGGGGTGAGGTAGCAGAGATCTCGGGCTCGGCGACGGCTACGGCACCGCGTGGAGCGGCAGCGGCAGCGGCATCGACAGCGGGCGTGTCCAGGTCGATTGCGGTGCTCGACGCGTTCACCTCGGCGATGAACGAGGCAGGCGCCTGGACGACCACCGCGTGGCCACCGACGTTGTCCACCTCGGCGTAGACGTAGTACTGGATGTGGTTGACGACCGCAGTGATCCCGGCGAGCGCGCTGGAGCCGTCCTGTGAGTAGTCCTTCGCTCCGGGCAGCGCGCGGGCCCAGGCGAGGATCTCCTCCCGTGTCTCGCACTCGATCCACAGATCCGTGGTCGAGTGCGGTCGGCCGGTGTTGACGGTGTCGAGCAGGGCGGCGGCCTGAATCAGGCCGTCCGCAAGCTCGATCCGCCTATGCCGCTCCGGCGACAGGTCGGTGTAGCTGTCGGCTGCGATGGTGTCGGTGTGCTCTATGCTCGTCACGAGCAGGCTCCAATCTGTCGGTATCAGTTGGTTGTCTTGCGGTGACGGCTCCGGGTCAGCCCCCGGGGCCGTCCGTCATTGCAGGCACGCTGCGGTGACCAGGCACACGACGCCGACCGCGCAAAAGCCGAGAGCGATGAACAGTGGGTCGGTCCACCACTTCCACCGGTCGCCGCTGTCGCCCCCCACGACGTCAGCGGCGACCGGCTTCGGGGAGGGGCCCGCTACTCGCTCCCCCACAGGTGCGAGTGGCGGCACGGCTGACGGGACGAGAGGGGACACCGCCCCGTCAGTCGTGTCACCGTTCGACCTGGGGGTAGTCACGCGGACCGCCGGCGGTTAGGGCGGGCCGAATTGGTCCGCACTTCGCAAAGATGCTTGATCTCAGCGATGTGCTCGGGCGTGAAGTAGCGGACGCCGCCGATCACGGTGGAGGGGAAGCCGCGACGGTTCACGTTGTATTTGAGCCAGCCGGGGGTGGCGCGGAGCAGGGCGGCGGCTTCGGCGGTGTCGTAGAGAGCGGTCGGATCCGTCATCGCGCACCGCCCTGGGCCGTTTCCCCAGCCTCACAGGAGGGATGTGAGACTGGGGACGGCTCTACGCTCTCCGTACCTGCCAAGGACGAAGGAGCGAGAACATGATGAAGTACTCCCTGCATTACGCGGGCAGCACGTTCGAGTTGAGGAACGAGACCATTGCGGAAGAACTTCTTGCCGTGATCCGTGGCGTTGTCGAGCGAGGTGACGTGCTGATGGCGCGCGCGGACTTGCTCGATGGCGGCTCGGTAGAAGTCCTCCTTGGCGGCGGTGCAGCAGTCGCAGTGTCCAGCCACGGCGGTGATGCGGACCGGCCGTTCATCGCGCCCAAGCGCCTTCGCCTCTAGGGACTCACAGCTAAGTCCATGGACGGCTAGCTCCTGCATCCTGGTCGCGAGACGGTCCAAGTCGGTGCTCATGCTGCGCCAGCCTTGGACTGGGGATTCGCGCTGTCGTCATCAGTCAGTAGGTCTGCGGGCCGAACGTTGAGCGCTCGTGCCAAGCGAAAAAACTCACTCACCGTGAGGTCGCCAACGCCGCGCAACTTGCGCGACAGGGTGGCGAGCGGAACCCCCGATGATTCACTGAGATCCCTCAGGGGGACGCGCTTGGCCTCGACCAGCGCGGCCAGTCTCTCGACAATGAATTGTTCTTTTTGGAACATGCGAGAGACGTTAGTTCCAGATAGAACACGTTGTCAAGGCGTACAGCTAGACGAATCTGTTCCAAATGGAATACGGTGCGGTCATGGTCAGAACAAGTAAGGTCGACGATCCCGAGAGCAGGGCAGCCGTCACAATCCTGCGAGACGCATTCGCGTCATCAACGATGAACCGCGCCGATCTCTCCACCGCATCAGGAGTTCCAGAGGGGACGCTTTCGGGGATTTTCGCCGGCACCAAGCCGCTGTACGTCGCTCAATTTCTCCGTCTCGTCGCAGCCCTGGAGCTCGACATCGCGGAGGTCGCGGACCAAGTCGAGAAGCGCGTCAGCGAAACGAACGCCCGCTCTCCGCGACACATGAACCGCATCCGTGACCGTCATGCCCAATGAGAGCAATGGCATCTGCTCACCTCCCCATCCGTGAGGAATAGAACATATGCGCGAGTGCGTGACTTCACAAGGCCGTAACCGTGTCGTACCCAAACGTCCGCTTCTG